ACGACGGTCTCGCCTTCCGCTGCATGAACCATATAGTCATCACCATAACGACCTAATGTCCCTAGTCCGCTCGCGACCTATATATTTTGGTCCTTCTCTTTGCATTACGATATCTCCAAAACACTAGCGAAGGCGTAAATGACTCCTCCGGTAGCACAATTTAATTGAAGCGTATCACTTTCCTCTAGGACGAAAGGACCTGTGAGTGACGTTTCGCCAGTAGTGGCCATGGTTGTTTTGTTCACTATGACGGTCGTAGCAGCAGAGTTATCATATATCTGTACGATCACATCTACTGTTCCACTATGATTATTATACAGATTTATGTTTTTGACAATAGCTTCTGTTGCAGTTGGCCCTGTATATATTGTGGTATCTGATGTGCCAGCTACTAAAGTTGCGATGTTTTTGAAGGCATTTGCCATGTTATTCCATAAACCATGTTACAGAACGGGATTCATCCTGCCCTTCCACGATTCCCGGCATCTCCGTCGAGGTCAATGCCATTTCAATATCTCTCAGTATTCTTTGCCAGGTAACAGCGTCATAAGGTTCAGGAGCATCGGCAAAGCTATGTTGTAGAAGTTTTGCCATTTTTTACCTTCCTTTTTCCATGCGTATAGCGTTCCGGCTTAATCTTTGTGCCTCCCTTTATCACCGCCCCATCCATAGGACATCCTGCCATACCACCTTTATTAAACTTCCATGATCCTTCAACACCAACTCCTCTGCCCCTTCCTTCTGTCTTCCAAAGATTAACAGAAACGCGTCCATCCTCACCAACATCTATTTCTTGTTCTATTAAAATAGAAGCATCTTGATTCTCGCTAAAAGGAATATTTCCCTGAATCGTGGTCTCCCCTTCTATCATTGCTTCTATTCCTTGAGGATCCACATTAATAGATACTCCAGGAGCAACGTTTAAATTTATACCTCCGTTATCGTATCTTTTCTTCCATCTTTTATAAACTTCAGGCTCGTTAATCTGTAAGAATGTGCGTTGTTTCTTTGATTTAAAAGGCATCAGCGTCTCCCATCTGGTCGTACATCTAAACGTAAATCACCCAAAGTCCAGGCAACATCCGTCGTAGTACTTTGAATACGAATAACCGCTTGTCGAGAGCGGGCGCGTAAAAACGATTGATCGGTAGTTGCAATAACCGCATTCGTTGAATTAGTGGCTAAAGAACTTCCGGGATAATTCCTTGTTTTTACTACATAATCCACAGTAGCATCCGTTCCGGTTAGATCCACATCAGGAATTAACCTATTTATAAACATAAACTCATTTCCATCGCCTAAGTCAAAATCAGCCGATTGGATATAAGACGACATCGCTTCTCCATCGGCATCGGTTCCTGTTTCCTGAATATAAACATATTCATTACCATCAGAAGCACCCGTCGCTCTGGGGTTATCATGAATACCGTAATCGACCCAAGCGGTACGCACCATGGTTCCTATGTCCCAGGTTCCTTCAGCAAAATTGAATTTCACATAGCGGTCTATCTCGGTTACGCCAGAAGAAACATAGAACCAGAATACTTCATCAAACATACGATTGGAAGCCGCAAAGAATTTAAAGCTTTGATTAAGGTTGATATCATCAAAGACATAACGTAATACCGTACACGGAATAACTTCCATACGACCCGTATAGACGTAAAAGTTCTCTCTATCCATCCAAAATACACGGTCACCTATGGTTATAACGGTATTAGGACCAACAATAGAAATATTACTTGCCAGTAAAGAAAAGCCAAAAGTTAAAGGCGGACCAACAAAACGCATAGCGTGCAGGTTAGCATCGGTCCAGATTAAAATTTCCTGGCGGGTTTTCTGGGCGGCCATGATCTCGGAACCGGAAGAAATACGCTGCGACCCTGAAGTATTGGTGGCAGTTGGCGTCCAATCAAAAGGAGCTTCCTGTGAAGACCAACGCACCATTAATAAATCCTGCGTCGTTGCTCCTTGAGCATTGCACGCAAAAGCAATTATATGTCTATCCGCACCGGAAACCATAATACGCCTGACAATGGTCGGTGCATCCGAAGATCCGCTTTGAGAAGCAAGCGTCGTCCCGCGAGCAGTAAGACCAAGGGTTTTATCCCAATAATACGGTGTTCCGTCATACACACTGAAAACCAAGTCTTCTCCCCAATTATCCTGGGACCATAAACGGATATTCTGTCCTGTTGAGGCGGTTGTCAAAGCAGCACTCCCCCATCCTATAAAATCATTAGCTTCTTTGACTACTACTCCACTGGAATGGGCAACGTTCGTTGTCCCGCGAGCTGAACGTACCACGCCTGCGTCCAGAGTATTCGTAGTCTTTCCGGTATAAAGAATAAGTTCATCTTCAATATTAATAAGGCCAACAAAAGTAATGGCAGCACCAGTGGTATGACCAGCAATGGTCGAGCCATCAGAATTCCGGCTTAGGTCCGATAAAGTATTATCCGTTTTTGTCTTATAACGAATATACTCACTACCTATCTTAATAGTGCCAATATCGGGAAAGGAAGAGGCATCAATCAAATCAATGGAAGAACTAAAAACGGTAATAGTGCCATCGAGAGTCGTCGAAGCGGTGTCAAAGTCACTCGCATCGGTCAAAGGAATAGAAGTAACAGAGTCATTAATACCAGAAGATAAAGTCGTAGCCGAATAACTCGCAACCACGCCTCCCCAAAAACCGGCACCATAACCTGTTCCGGAAACCACGGTATTTAAGCCTGTGTTAATCTGGTATTCAGCCAATATCACTGAACCCCCTCCGGCTACCGAACCGGAACTAGCGGTTCCTCCCGTGTCTACTTTATAGGAATTGGCATCAATAACCTGGGTAATTTGCTGTTCTTTGTTTAGATCCGCAGTTGTTAAGCCATCAAAAGTAGTTGCTCCGCTATAAGTCACAAAGTCATTAAGTACCGCACCGTGACCCGCGTCGGTAACAGTAATAATTCCTGAAGCAGCGGCATCAGTAGTAAAAGCATTATTGGCCACCCATATACTTAGAGGCGTCTAAAGCGGCCCATACATGGAGAGAACGTCCTGTTCCTTCAAAAGCAGTGCTACTTAACCGTGACCAACCGCCCATTTTCTCTGGGCGTCCTTTACGAAATCGAATAAGGTCAGAATCATACCATCCATTTTCGGCTCCATAAGAAGTGGTCTCACGATTTACACCTGGTTTAAATACAATCTTAGCGAGAGGCACACTTATCTCCTATACCTTTTAACTCCATAATTATCCGTCCAGCGATTAACTCTAGCCACCACATCGACTTCTCCATCCGAATCATAAGTATCATTGTGCAAAGCTATAAAAGCATCTAAATCACTTGCTCCATCTATGGCATCACAAATTGCTTTATGGTCGGTGCGGATTGCTGCCATAAAGTCTAAAACTATTTCAGGAATCGCTTTATCAGAAGATACTTTGCGTTGCATAAGCCAGCCAAATCCTTTTATAAAACCATGAGCAGACTGGTCTGCTTTTAATTTAGCTTGGGATTTTATCCCCAAACTAACAGTTTGGTTGCCATGGTCATCTAAAATAGGATCACCATTATCATCTACATCATTGGTATCTGTTAGTTTTTTATCTGCTGCCTTTTCTCCTATAGTTCTTACAACACTATTTCCATCACCTGCTATAGCAAAAACCTCGTTCTTTTCTATATAATATTTTGAATCAAGATGCGATCCTGAAGTTGTTACTGGCACGATACCCACAGCTTTTCTTTCTGTATTTCTCGATCGTAATTTCTATTCGATACTGTTATTTTGGAAGGCATCTCATTATAAACTTTTGAGACTGTTCCACTTTCTACTAATGCCCACATTGTTTTTCTCCTTTATCTTGCTGTAGCATATTTAAATGGGTTATGTGCAAAACTTAAAAATACATAAGTCTCTGCCACATTGGGATCTGTAGCTATTCTTAATTTAAATCCATTAGAAAGTATATCAATCATATCTGCTACACCTTCTTCTGTTGTATCATTAGCTTCTAATGGATCATTATCAATATTATATCCTTCTCTTTGATCATCAAATACAAGCCAAGCACTTGTTGAATCTACTGATTTAGTCATTATAAATGCAGGTCTGAATCCACAATAGACAAACGTACCATCTAGATTGCCGTTTCCTTCGTATTGACCAACTCCAACTAATCCTTCTTTATTAGCTATTACATAACCAAAATAAGTTCTACCTGAACTAGACATATTAGTAGTCAGGAAATTAGTGGTACTTGTACTATCTACATAAGTACTAGCTTGTGGTGCATTAGTGTTATTCATAAAAAGTCCATATCCAGTACCCATAGCTGGTGTATTCCAATATGATGTAGAATCCCAAGCACTTCCAGTATTTAAAAAATTCAATATTACATCAGGAACTACTCCCAAATTGTGTGCAACTGTAACTTGTGAACCTGTGCCAACATATTCATAAATATCAAATCCAGAAGTTTCTGATTCTTTCCAACAATAAGCTACATATGTTTCAGCACTTGCATTAACTTTATCATCACTATCTACTGTAAAACCATCACTATCAAAAGAATCTATACAATCTGTTTCAGCAACAACTGCCGCATCTGTATTCCAAGCTTGAGTTTCTCCTACTCCTAAAACATCATTTTGATGAAGCCAATTATCACCCCCCAAGCCTCTATTTTTAATTAATACTACATCAGGTTGAAAACCAACTCCTGTTATTCCTTGTGAACTTCCTGTTCCTGTATATAATTTTGGTACAAAATATTTTCCTGGTCCATCATCTTCTGCTGGATCTGCTACTGGAGTTGGGAGATTTCCTGCACAGAGAGCTAAAAAGTCTGTAGGTGGTTCATAATAAAAACTGCCAAAGCCTGTGGTATCTGCATAAGGTCCTGCTGTACCTGTATCAACTCCAGCAAAACTAGCATCAGCTCCAAAATTAAAATAACTACTTGAAGTATTATACTGAGCACAC